ACCATTGAATTTTAGTTGTTCTGGATTCCTGTCACTAGGTATAAAGAGTAAGAGAATCAGCTTGTGCCTATCTCTTACTCACCTAATTAGTACACTATTTCTCAGGTGTAATGAACATATCAATTACATGCTGAAATCTAGGATCAACATTGATTCTCAATGCTGCAGCAGCTTTAATATCCAACTCACGTTGACTATTAAACTCCATAGTAAGTCTCAGTATCTCACCATTGTAAGCATCCATTGCTAACTGATACTTCTCATGAGCTTCTTTCTCAAGCTTTAAGAACTCAGCAGCTTTGTCTGCATTAACTCTCTGAATGCGTGCATTCTCATCACTAACTAAGTTTTTAACCTTAGCTTTGTAATAATTTACACGTTGCTCATGAACTCTATGCTCTGCAGCAATATTCTCATGAACACTCATCAAGACCGGAGCTAAATGATGCTTAGTCACCTTCACTGGAGTCTTCTTCCCGTCCTCAACTTCAAACCACTCAATACTAGGAGTATTAGGTAGTTCTTTTCTCAACTGAGTTAGTTTACCACTTTTATGGATAAACTGACCAAGATGAGAAGCTAAAGCTTCAGCTTGAAGATACTCAGCATACTCAGCATCAGATAACTGAGTCCAACCCCATGACTCTTCAACACCATACTCAACCTCATAGTCATCTATTAACTCTCTCTCAGGTTTAACTAAGTGAGATAAATCAGGCTGACTATTCTTGATACTTGATATCATGGCATCTTTACTCCTAATAGCTTCCATTAAGAAAGCTTGAGCAGCATGTAAGTCACCCTTATTCTTCAATAAGTCAAGGATGTTATCCGGCATAGGCACTCCATCTTGTAATGAATATACCTGACCGGCAACTGTAATAGATTTACTACAGTTGTTGTAAGAATCCAATTCTCTTTGGATTTCTATAGCATTTTGGTTACAAAGATTACTAATACTTTGTGCTTGGGACATGCTCAACCCTTTTGTAGACAAGTTTCTCATAAGTTCTGGTTTTAGAGATTTATAAATAATTAATTAAGTTACTAGTTAAAAGACCCCTCTGCACTCAGTTGTAACCTATAGGTAGTATGTGTTATATACATACATCTAATTTCGATTACAACTGCCTGACCTTGGGAATCAGGAATGGTGCATTAAAAACTCTCATCCAAATATTGGATACTTATATTACTATAAGTACAAGGTTGCAATCCTTGATATATATCTCCATAAAAGACAGTAACCTTACTGTTACACCTTTAAATTCCTTTTATCTTGGTAATACACCTGCTTGGATGAGAGTATATATACCACAAGTCAACCCCTGCTTTACAGGATGAGAGGTTATGCCTGAAACCTTGTGGTAAATAGTTTTATAGTATGTGTAGACCATTTGATACTTAAGTTTTTATAGCACCACAACATATAATCCGGATACCTACTTACTGCTTCTTCTACAGTAAGATTAATAATATGTGGTTTATTACTAAACCAACAGTTATCCCATGGTCTAGTTCTTTTTCTAGTTTCATATGTGCTACTTCTTTCATTAAGTTTACCCTCAAATCTCTTAGATTCCGGTCTATGAGATTGTTTAAGTTTCACTAATTTATATCTGCTATATAAATGAGGATAGTGTAGCCTAATCATTTCTTCTACTTTAGGGTGATTAGGTAATTGTTCTAAGTGTTCAGCTGTAATAATCATAAGTTTTAATTTAAGTTAATAATCATATTTTGACCGGATTAATAATCCCCGGAAGATATTACTGTCCAACACTCTTACTTAATAGTAATAATATATAGTAATAGTAATAAGTTAGTTTAGTAAGAGTCTGTGTAATTTATTAAGCTAGTTCTAGCCATATATATTAATATTGAGCTTAGTTCTAGATTGTTAGCTTTTACTTTTACTAATGTGACCGTGGAGAGTTTAACACCCATTTTAACACTCTCTTACACATTTTTCTATACTAATCCTGCACAATTTATATACTCAGAGTCAGAATGATTCCCGGGCTAGTATGCAGTATGTGTGTATTGTAGTGTAAACAGCCATAATAGTACTTACTATTCCTACTTGACCGGATCATTCCACGCTATCTTCCCCACTCCCTTATGAGTGGAAATAAGCCTGCGAAGCACAAAGAAAAAAACCATGGTTAACTATTTAATATCATGGTTAACTATTTAAATAAAGCCACTATACCTACTATAGGTTAAGTAATCAAGCTGAATAAAAAAAGAACACCCTGTATTTCTACAGAGTGCTCTTAATTACCTTACTTCTTAGGTACCTTGTTGAAGTCTTGGATAACTCCTGCTGTTTGGAAGTCTTCCATATTCAAGCCCAAGTCAGCTAAGCTAGCTTCAGTACCTCTTGCTAAGTGAGACATAATAAACAACGGTTTACTACCTGCACTAGCAATAATCTTTGTAAGATAGCTAACTCCCTTTTCAACACCATAATCAGCATTGCCTTTGTATAACAATGCAGGTACAGATTGTTGATTACCCAATGCATTCTCAAACTTAATAGTAACGGGATAAAACTCATTACCATTTTTGTTTGCAATTGGGTTGCTACCTTGAGATACCAATTCCGCAGTAATAGATGCTACTAATACTGTGTCTCCTGCCGGTGTTGTTTCCGGCTTAAATTCAATTTTGCTCATAATGCTAAAATTTAAAAGGTTAATAATCCCCCTCTATTATGAGTGGAAAAAAGCCTTGTTGCGGAGCAACAACAAAAGACACCATGGTTAACATTTAAAAAAAAAGGGGATTACTCCCCCTTATTCTAAACTAAACATCTTTCTGTTTCTGCTTTTAACTTTTGCTCAAGTGCTTGATGTGCTTCTTCAGATAATCTACACATTGCATCTATACCACCTGCATCTTGTATAAGTTTAGTAGCAACAGTTCCTTCCCACATCATATCATACCAAGCTTGCATAACTTCAGGATAAGCACAAACTGCAAATGCTGTTTCATATGTGTATCTTTTATTTACATAAATACACTTTAAGTCAGCAACCATTTCCTCAGCTACATCCATTGGTATATTATATCTGGATAAACAAAAGCCTTGAACAGTCCATTCTTCTTTGTCCTTACTATAACCTGCTATAGTTCTAACAGTAGCTGAAGACAAGAAAGATAATTTAATTTCTTTCTGTAAATACAGAGTAATTCGGGATGCAAGTATACTAACTTGATTTTCCCATTCATAACCTAAATAGCTCATAATATATAGTTTTAAATATTTCAGTTTATTAAAAGTGGAGAAACACTCTGGTTAAGTATCTATATATCAAAGTAATAAAGCACCACATTTAAAGTGATGCTTTAATCTCATGCATTAGGGTTTAATACCCATTCCTTAACGGTAACAATCCCGTTGATAATTACATAACTTACCATGGTATATAGATTTAGAATTTACAATTAATTTAAAGTGGAGAAATAATAAAGGGAGTTAATAACCCCCTTCATTCATTTGGTCTTCAGCTTGACTTACTAAGCTTTCAATACCTTCTTGAACATGTGCTCTATAAGCCTTCAAGTCAGACAGCTCACATTTCTGTTCAAAGGTCTTTGCTATGTTTTCTAAGCTATCAATCAATAGGTCTAACTGATCAGCTATAGCAAATAGTTCTTTTGATTCCATAATATATAATTTTAATTAGTTACATTTAAAAGTGGAGAAAACTAAGAGCTTATTCAGCTCTCAGTCTTGTCCAATCTTCATCACCAAGTACATATATCTCAGTGATCTTACTAGTAGAGTCTAAGACTACTATCATCTTGTCTTCAAACTCTACTACAGTTTTGTCAGCTTGATTAGTGACAACAGGTGTTCCCCACAAAGTAAGGATTAATGCTAATGTATTCATAGTATATTAATTTAGTTTAGATTTAAAGTGGAAAATAATAAAGGGGAATTACTCCCCCTTATCTGCATCTGTAACTTTGTCTTCCAAAGTTTCATCATACTCAAATGTTCCGGTCTCTATATACTCTATGATTTCTGCCTTATAAGCATAATCAACTACCTTCCCATCAGGAAAGAATAGAGCATAAGTGTTTCTACCTTCAACATCATGTTGGTACACTACAGTCCCTGTAATGAGATACCAAATAAAAATAATTTTTGCAAGCATGGTTTATATGTATTTGTTATTATATATTATGAGTGGAAAAACACACACAAAATAAAGGAGCTATTGCTCCTTTATATCTATGTCCCAAAAGTGTGCTCCAAAGTCTCCTTCTTGAAGAGAGTAAAGCAAAGAGTCAAGTTCCCTTGCAGTAAGGTCAGGTCTTGTAGTCTTTATTGTTTGTTCAGGTTCTCCTGTGTCTCCTCCTCCAATAGTAGTTTTGTAGCTTAAGATGTAAAATGTCTCATTCATATTCTATAGATTTAATTATTATCACTTAAAAGTGGAAAAAGAAAAAGGGAATTACTTCCCTTGTTCATGAGCATAACACTTTGGATACTCTCCATATGTTTTAATGTATGCTTTAATAAACTCTTGCTTTTGTTCTTCTAACTTAGCAAGCATTACATCTTCCCATTTTTCTGTTGTCTCTTCCATAATTATTAATTTATTTATTATCATCATTTAAAAGTGGAGATACACTATATACATATACTGTGTGTGCTTGCCTGCTTGTTAGATATATAACATGTTGGTTGAGATATTTCAGGAAGCATTGGTTATATACATCATACTATACATCATACTATCTAACATATCTATTGATAACTATCATGCTATTACATACATATTTCCTACAGATAAAAATATATTATTGCATCTTGATTTGTTTTTGTCTGCCATTTCTTCACGGGGGGTACCACCAACTCCAGCTGAGGGTGGGGCTCATCCATGCATACCCCACCTCATTCTCTTATGTGCAACATTTTACCATCACATTCTACTATATACAATACCACCACATTCTAATTAAAGTTATATCTTTGTAATAAGATATGTGTTTCCTGGTCAACGGACTGGGTAAGAAGTCCCGGGTGTTACAGTCCGGGATTTTTTTATATCTTTGTTACATGGCATATATAGAACACAATTTTTTTCCACTGAAGGTATATGTTAGGAATGAGTACATGTATCAGCACACTAAGGGTTTAGGAGAATTTACCCCGGGGGTTATCATTTCAGTTAGGTGTATGCCGGGTCAAGCTGCACTGTTCCAGGTACTGTTAGACAATGGAGTGCTTAGAGATAAGCTACCAGCCCATGCATTACTGACTGAACCAAAGCTACCGGATCCTGACCTACCGTTTCACTACTTACAGATATGGAATTGTTTCTCCTATAACTTTACTCTGTTACATCTGTCATATCTTTATGATACTCCAGTGGAAGTTTATATGAAAGATAAAAAGTTCCACAAAGGAAACTACTATGCTACTATTAACTGGGGTAGTAATGATATGAACACAGACTTGTCTCTGGCTGAAGATGCACTAGAACATAAGAGTCACCATATTATTCTCCTGGACAATGGTCAGATAGCACTACAACCTAACAACCGGATTAAGTGGTCTGAACCTAGCTTTGTTACTAAGCCTTTTCCTGAGAGACCTGACTATCTGGTTAACAAAGACTACTACAATTGTGAGGGTTATGAAAAATGGAATACAGAAGATTCTGAAAGAATGTTTTATGATACAGAATAATTTATTATATTTGTACTGTTCATTTTACTAAATGATAAACATAATTGATTTGATTTGCTAGAAGCCCTGGAAATTTTCCGGGGTTTTTAGTTTAAACAAAAAAAATTTATATATTTGTCATCACTAAGTTTATTATATGAGATGACACTAGAACAGAAAAAGTTATGGCTGCTTGTTGCAGAAAAGACAGGGTCTAACTTAGAGGCTAGGATGGTCTATGATGAACTATTAAAAATATTAGACATGGAAAAAGATACAGTAATTGTTTCTATCACAGAAACAGAAGGAGGCTTGGAGGTAAGAGTTAATGAGGGTGCTTATGGCAATCCACATATCATAGGTATCTTAGAGAAGATTAAGTTTACACTCTTGTCAGAAGATCCTCCTATGGTAGAGAAAGTACCATCTTCTACTACCACTAACCAAAAGTATGATGCGTAAATTTTTAAAACCAACAATATGAGTGAAAAGAAACCGGTATATGCTATACCAGATCAAGCTCCAGAAGTACTTGAGCACAAGATCATCCCATTTGGACATCAGTTAATGGGATTAGATCCAGATAATCTAGATGATACCACAGTAACTAAAGTAAAGTTACTAGCAGCTGAAATGGCTGAGATCTTAAAGAAAGACTATGAGAATGAAAGAGGTCCGTTGAAAAGTCTGCTCTTTGACCATGCATTAGGTGAGATATTAAATGCATCCATGTCAGTAGTAAAAGTATTAACTCTAAAAAATAAATAAACATGAAACCGTTTAAGTTATTAAGAGGCCGCACTATTTTATTAAGTGTACCTGAAAGAAAAAAGTCAGCACTTGAGCTGTCTGCCAAGGATGAAGAAGCAATGATGCAAGAAGCTGCAAAGCTGTGGAGTAGACTTACAGTTTATGCCATAGGAGATAAAGTAGAAGATGTCAAAGAAGGTGATGTTGTTTATGTAAGAACAGGGGCCCTGAATATGGAGCACATGGAGCGCATAGAAATAGATGGAGCTATCAAACTTGTTCTTAATGAAGGTGACGTAGTTATAGTATGGTAAGTTATGGCAACAAAAAATTATAATACATATACTCCAAGTCCAGGTGATAAATACTCTCCATATGCAGATATGGCAAAGGATGTTTATGGAAAGGATACTAGTATTACTACTAGTCCCTGCCCTACAGCAGAAGAAATAGACTGGAGTAAAAGAGTTGTAAACTTAGATCAAGGACCAAGACCTAAATACTATGGTGGTAAGGATAATACCTATGAAGTGTTTCAAGTACTAGAGGCTTGGGGACTTGATAAAGACTTTTATCTAGGTAATGTGATCAAGTATGTTGCTAGAGCTGGTAAGAAAAATAAATTGACTGAAAAGGAAGATTTACAAAAAGCTTTAGTATATTTACAAAAAAGAATTGACTCACTATGATACTGAAAGGAATCCTGTTTATATTTGGTGTAATGGTCATAGGCTTTTTATTCTTAGTAAACAATGCTATGAGTAAGCCTTTGTATAATAAGATACATAATGTCTGGGAAGAAGACCCAGAAGGAAAGAAATATGCTAATTTAACCTTGACAGTAATGCTCTTTATTGCATTCTTCATGGGCTTGATGTTTTAACCTACATGCTCTCCAAACAAAAAGATCCTTAGTTTTTTAGCTAAGGATTTTTTTATATCAAATATTTTTTGTATATTATAGTATATTTATAAAACTAATTATCATGGATATCTTAAATTTTATTTCTTGGATAAGAGGACGCAGACAAGTAACATCTGTAGATCCTGCTAAAACAGTATTACCAGTAGGACTTAAAGATCCTAGAAGAGATGACGCTTATCTGGCAGGAGCAATTACTGTACAGGACTTTATAGGTCAAATAACACCAGGCGCAACCGGTCCAACTGGACCACAAGGACCTCAGGGGCCTCAGGGAATTGCCGGACCTCAAGGAAATCAGGGAGCTACTGGACCAGCTGGTATACAAGGACCTTCTGGAGTACAAGGTATTCAAGGAAATCCAGGACCTGTGGGACCTGCCGGTTTAGTATGGGAAGGTACATGGGTATCCGGTACATCTTATTCAATAAATGATTCAGTTGGTTATAATGGTGCTTCATGGTACTGTATTGCTCCAACATCAGGAACAACTCCTCCAAACTTAGCTACTGCAAACTGGGCATTGTTAGCATCTCAAGGTGCACAAGGTCCTCAAGGTATTCAGGGAGCACAAGGTATACAAGGTGCTGTTGGACCTCAAGGTATACAAGGACCAATTGGTTTAACTGGAGCTACCGGTGCTCAAGGGCCTCTTGGACCAGTGGGACCAACAGGTCCTCAAGGAATACAAGGTGTGCCTGGACCAGTAGGACCTGCTGGATTGAATTGGCAAGGTGCGTGGGTTTCTGGAAATTCATATAATGTAGATGATGCAGTTGGTTATGCAGGTGCATCTTACTTTTGTATAACAGCAACATCAGGAACTACTAGTCCAGATATTGATCCATTAAATTGGGCTTTATTGGCATCACAAGGTGCCGTAGGACCTGCAGGTGCAAATGGTGCTACAGGTGCAACAGGAGCACAGGGTGCACAAGGACCACAAGGAGTTCCGGGACCAGTTGGTCCAGCAGGATTAAACTGGAGTGGCGCATGGTCTAATGCTGGTACATATGCTGAGAATGATGCTGTATCTTTTGCAGGTGAATCATTCTTTTGTTATAATCCATCTGGTGTAGGTCCATCTGTTACAGATCCATCTGTTGATACTGCAAATTGGGCACTACTTGCTGCACAGGGTGCTACTGGTCCTCAGGGTCCTCAAGGGATTCAAGGAATTCCTGGTCCGGCTGGTCCTGTACCACCTGATTATGTTAAAACTATATTTAACCATCCTGATTTTGGAGCTGGAGTTACTGGAACTACTGTTCCTGTTATTTCAGTATTTAAGGATATAAGTGGTATGTTAGCAACAGATTCAATTCTTGAAATATCTTGGGGTTGTTATAGAACTACTGCACTAGGAAATGTTCAATCTCAAGTATATTTATCAGATACATCAGATTTTTCAGGTACTTTTGTAAAAATAGCAACAGGTGCAAATCAACCTGCAGCAGCAAATGCCTATTTAAGAAATTTTAGAGATGTTAAAAAAATAGATACTGTATTTACAATGTTTAATGGATTAACACAATCTGCAAGTGATTTAAGTAATACAGGTAATACTATACAAAATTCAACTGTAGACCTAGGTCAGCTTTACATTTTATTTGCTATTCAATTAAGTAATGCTGCTGATGAAGCATTTATAGACAGAGTTCGTATAACTGAACATGCTGCATATATATAATTAATAATATTTTAAATTTATACCATGGATATTTTAAACTGGCTATATTTAAAAACAGCAGGTCTGATTAAAACTAAAGCTGTAGATCCTAACACAGACCTAGTAGCATTAGGTGCTAATGTAGGGTTTAATAGAAGAGATGATCAGTATCAGACTTATGCTATGCCTCTTAAAGATGCAGTGCAGGCGGGTAATATAGGTAATACTGGATACTATACTATTGATTTAAACTCGGTATTAGTACCTGTAGTAGATGTAACTACTTCAAGAGGGGTTATTGAAATCATTATGGCAACACCTGAAGTTGATCCACAACCAGCATTTGCTACTGCCGTTCCGCTTAGTATTAATAATGCAGAAATGGATTTTACAAATCCAGATAATGTATATATGCAGTTTTCTGTATACTACAGTCCTGCAATATCTGATTCTTTTATTCCTTATGTTATTGCAACAGGCTTTGCACCAACAGGAGCGGATTATGCTATCTTTAATGCAAATCCAACTTTGACTGGTGCAATAACTTCTTTTACACCAGGTACAGGAACAACAATCTTAGCAGAGGCTGGACAAACCTATTCAAATGTTGGGGTATCAGTTGGTAATGCTACATTTACAGTAACACGTGATGGAGCTGGAGTAATTAATTCAGTTGTTCTAGTGAATAGTGGAACAGGTTATGTAAATGGAGACACTTTTGTTATTGATGGTGCAAACATAGGTGGTGCTAGTGGTGTAGATGATTTATCTATTACAGTGGATAACACTACTTATGCTAATCAATTTGGGGGCCGTTTCTACTTATATTATGAACTTTATAATTTCTAATTACTGTAGATATACTAAACTTCATATCATATACAGGAATAAAAATTTATTAAAATTATAACTATGTCAATAGGAAATTTAAAAGACACCGGAAACCAAGGTAATAACTTACCATTCCAGTGGAAAGTTCTACAAGGACTTCAGAGTATAATTAGTTCAACATTTAATGTTGCTATTAAAGCTCCATTAGGTCAACAAAATAATGATAAATCAGTTTCTACTGTATTATCTAATGAACAAGCAAATGTTTTAATATCTGCACAATTTAGAAAATATACTAATACAGATGGTGATCTTAGCGGTTTCCCAATAGTGTTATCTGTTTCTTTTGCTAGTGTGGGGACTGGTAATGCTAGAGTTTCTACAGATGGTGGATTAAATTACACTGATCTTGCCCCAGGTGAAACATTAAACTTGGATGCTGGTGGAGTTATGAACTATTATGATGGTAGTAAATTCTATTTTGATACCACTACTAATGTAGGTTCTTCTTTAATAGTTGCTCATAATTATTTATAATGGGTATAGTTATAAATACTTCTGGATCTAACCAATCATTATTGGCTAATGATCCAATGTTGGCTGATGCATTTGGTAGAATAAGAGTAGCACAGCCATTAACATTATTTGATTCTTCTCATAGATACAGAGATAATGGATTATGGAATACATTAGCAACACTTGGCGGAACTGCTGTATTTAGTACAAATGAAGGATTAGTAAACTTAAATGTAACTAGTACAGGAGGATCTCAAGTAGTAAGAGAGACTGCAAAAGTATTTTCTTATCAACCAGGTAAGTCATTATTAGTACTTAATACATTTGTAATGGCTCCTGCCCAAACAGGATTAAGACAAAGAGTTGGGTACTATGGAACAGATAATGGTATATACATTCAGTTAAGAGATGATATTTTAAGTTTTGTAGAAAGAAGTGCGGTTACAGGTTTAGTAACTGAAAGTATTGTGCCTCAAGCTGTTTGGAATGTGGATACACTAGATGGCAATGGACCTTCAGGAGTAACTTTAGATATAACTAAAGCTCAAATCATGTTTATGGACATTGAGTGGTTAGGTGAAGGAACTGTAAGAATAGGATTTGTAATAGATGGAGTATTCATACTTTGCCATAGATTTAATCATGCTAACTTAATTGCATCTACTTATATTACTACAGCTTCATTACCATTAAGATATGAGATAACTAATGAAGGAACAGCAACTGCAGCTACATTAAAGCAAGTATGTTCTACTGTGATATCTGAAGGTGGTTATGAATTAAGAGGAGCACAACAAGCTATTGGAACTCCAATACTTACTCCAGTAACATTTGCTGCGGCAGGAACATTTTATCCTATTGTAGGTGTAAGACTTGTACCAACTAAATTAGATGCTATTGTAATACTTACTGCTGTATCTATATTAGGATTAGGTAATGGTAAAAACTATGCTTGGAGAGTTGTTCAATCTGCAACTATAACTGGTGGTTTATGGACTCCTATAGGACCTGATTCTGCTGTTGAATATAACTTAACAGGTGCATCTGCTTCTGGAGGTAGGGTATTAGCACAAGGATATATAAACTCATCTAATCAGGGTTCTCCAAGTATGGATATACTAAAAGAAGCATTATTTGCATCTCAACTAGAAAGAAATACTTTTACTGGAGTAGCATATGAATTGGTTATTGAAATGGCTATTGATGCTACAGGAGGTACATTAGGAGCTTATGCTTCAGTAGATTGGGAAGAAATAAGTAGATAATATGAGTACAAGAATAGACATAAAACCAGTATCTGATCCTCCTGTTGGAGCTACTTTAATGAAAACAGGACAAACAATAAGTTATAGAACAGGTGATGATGGAGATCTTGAGGCTGGGCGTGCAACATCATTCACAGTATTAGCAAGTAATAATCCATTTGGAAACACGAATAGATTTACTGATGAATTAGGCGGTCAAACTTATACAAATAACATTGTGATTGATTGGTCAACTTATAATGGTTCAACTGTGTTGGGTTTGTCACGGGCAGCCATCGCAACGGGTAATACTTGGAACCAAGCTATAGACAATTCACTTGCTTTTTCAGTTGGAACTTTCACAAGTGGTTGGAGATTACCAAACATTAGAGAGATATTTAATTTAACTAATTATGTTAATGACCAAAACAACTTGTTAAATTATTCACCTTTAAATTTATCTTCATCGGGTAGAGTTTATTGGAGTTCAACAACTATAATAGGGACAACAACATTTGCATATGCTTTTAATAATATAGGTTTGACAACACAACAAGCTAAAACATCATCAGTAGCTTTTACTTATTTTCCAGTAAGAACTTTCACCGTAACAGGAACAACATTATCATAAATTATGGCAACTTATAAATTCCCTCAATTCAACGTAGAGATAATTGATCCTACAGTAACAGTAACAACTGTATTAGATAACATTATAGATAAAGTATGTAGTACTGATGTATTATTAACCACACCATCTACTGTATTTGGTGTAACCTTTTCTGGTTATACTTATACTGAAGATTGGAATGATCAAGATATCATTGACTGGGTTAACAATGTACAGTTACCTCAATATGAAGTTTAACTAAGTATTTTTACTTATTTTGCTTGGTCAGTTTAATAATTTTTTGTATATTATAAATATATATTTATAACATAACAACAATGGAAACTTGGTTAATGACACTCATCCTTTTTGTAGCTAGTTCAATTTTTGCTATATTTGGATACTTTTTAAAAATGATACACTCTGATGTTAGAAAAAATACAGAAGAACAAGGTAAGTTAAAAGGTAAAATAGAATTGGTACAGCAAGAAAGTCAAATAAAATATCAAGCACTACAAGAACTTACACAGCTTGAAATTAAAAACTTAGCAAAGAATGTAAGTGAATTATCAGATGCAGTAAAATTATTTATAGTAAACAGTAGACATGACTAATTTAAAAAAAAGATGGAATGCTAAAACACCTAAGTTCTGGAAGAAAGTACAAAAGGTTGCAATTGCAGTAGGTGCAGCAGCCGGAGTAGTAATAGCAGCTCCAATAACATTACCAGCTACAGTAGTAACAGTGGCTGGATATTTAGTAACTGCAGGAACAGTAGCAGCTACTTTATCCCAATTAACAGTAGAAGATTACAAGGATTTAGAAACAGTAATAACTAAAAAAAAGAAAAATGGCAAAGAAAGTAAAACCACAAGTGGAAATTAATGCTGAAGTTAAGGTAAAGAAAACCAGAGTAAGTGTTAAGAAAAAAGACAAGAACTTAGATGTAGTAGTAGATACACCTAAAGTAGATGTTACAGTAAAAGCTAATGAAGAAGAAAAGAAGTTTGTACTAGACTCTAGAAAATTAGATGTAGAAGTTACTAAGACAGATGAAGGCACTACAGTTAAAGTAGAAGCTGAGACTCCAGTACTACAAAGAGTTGGTAAATGGGTTGCTCATATGATGAGTAAAAAATTTAACCGTAAGTAACAATGTCTGTTTTAAAGAAAGGAAGCAAGGGACCATCAGTGGTTACTCTTCAAGAATTCTTAAAACTTACAGCTGACGGAATCTTTGGTCCTAAAACAGAATCTGCAGTAAAATCTTACCAGAAGAAAAATGGTCTGGTAGCAGATGGTATAGTAGGTACTAAGACTTGGGCACACATGGGTATCCTTAATACAGATAATGCAGAAAATCTAGAAGTAGAAAAAGCTCTAGAGATTAAGAAACATTACATGATCCCGGGTACTTATTTTGCTGGCCCAGTTCCAAAAAATTGGATATTCTTACACCACACAGCAGGATGGGAAGACCCTTATCAGGTTGCTGATATGTGGGCAAGAGATGACAGAGGTAATGTAGCCACTGAATTTGTATTAGGAGGACAGTCTGTTAGAAATGGAGATACTAAGTATGACGGTGAATTAATTCAGTGTTTTCCAGAAGGAGGATATGGGTGGCACACAGGTACAGGTAACTCTGTTATGCATAGAAACTCTGTAGCTATTGAGGTATGTTGTATGGGTCAGATAGTTAATGGTAAAACATATGTTGGTACACCAGCAGATCCTAACCAAATAGTTAAGCTAGCTAAACCATTCCGTGGATTTCAGTTCTGGCACAGATACTCAGATGCTCAGATAACTGCATTAAAACAATGGATATTATTTGTAGCTGAGAAATATAACATAGATCCTAGAGTAGGTTTAGTAGAGTATGTAAGAGCAAAAGGTGCTGATGGATTTGATGTATTAGATTTGGCTAGAGCTAATTCTACACCAGGAATGTACTCTCACACTAATGTATTAAGAGGTAAAGTGGACATGTTCCCGCAGCAAGAGTTAATTGATATGTTATTAAGCTTATAGTATGAAACTGAGAAACAACTGGAATAATTCAAAGAAGCAGTGGGATAAAGTGATGGTAAGATTGAGATTATCTAGTTTGGACATATTCTCACTAGAGATAGATATATCAAGAGAGTTTTATCTACTTACTGTTTTAAACTTTACAATTAAAAATAGATAACTATGAAAAAGATAATCAAAAAAGCAAAAACTAAAAAATTGGTTAAAGCTCAAAATGGTATCAATGTAAAAAATGATCCACCTAAAACTAAATCTTTTACTAATCCTTTGACTGGCAGAACAAGAGTAACTGAAGGCTGGAAAGAAAAGCCAAGTACAGGTACTGTTGCACCACGTCCAGGTTATGCTGAAAAAACAGTAGATGTCTATAACAAAAAAGGTGACAAAATAAAAACAGTTGATAAAACAAGACAGCTAACATCTAAAACTAAGTATGCTTATAATACTAAAGTTACTAAACACAATAAAAAAGGATAATATGAAACATGGATTAAAAGGAGTTACAGATGCTACAGTATTCTGTAAGTCAATGCAGAAAGGTGGACCTGCACCAATGATAAGGTCAATGAAGAGCTATGAAGTTGGTGGAGTAACAGGTTTGCAATCTCCTAATGCAGCATCTGCAGAAAGTCAATGTACTGGTGGACCAGGTGATCCTCCGGGTTGTAGAGGAAGCAAAAGAAAAGTCAGACAGAAGAAGTATATAAAAAGAAGAAGAGTTCCAGGACTATGATTAAGATATACTAGATATACTAATCCAGGTACTTTGTATGCCTGGATTTTTTGTTTTAAATATATCTTGTTTAAACTTTTATTGTATATTTGTCTAAACTTTTAAAATATATAAAATGGAAAACCAACATTTTGAGGAGGAATTAACTCCTGAGCAACTAGCTGAAAAGAAGGCTTCTATGCTTGAATTTTACACAGATTCAGTACCTTATCTTGATGCCCAACTAGTGTATGAACAAAAACTTCTAGCTATTGATGAAGCAAGGTTTAAAAGAATGAGTCTTCAGATGCAGTATGCTATGATGATGAATGAAGCTAAGAATGCTGAGAATGGTGAAGAAGAAGATGACTTAGAGTATCCAGAAACAGAAGCTCCAAAAAGAAAGCTTAAGAAAGACTAATCATGGCTTTAGTTAATCAGGTACAGAAAAGAGTAGTGATGTCAAAAAATGATATCATTAAGTTTCAGATCTTAACTCATTGTTATATTAACCGTATAACAATGAGTGAGTCTGATCTGGAATGTTTAACTCTGTTATCATTACTTGGTCCAATTGAACTTTCTCATTTTTGTTATGAAGCATCTGATGAACATAAGATATTTAAGTCAGAGCAAACAGTAAGAAACTGTATTAACAAGTGTGAGAAGAATAATTTAGTAAGTAAAGATCCTTCAAATAAAAAGGTTGTATTTATAGACCCAGCTCTAAAGGTGCAAACTGAAGGTGACATATTATTAGACTTTAAATTTTTAGGTAAATGATACCACAGAAGTCAAAGTCTTTATATAAAGAAGTTGCTGAAGAATTAAATATCCCAATTGATCTGGTTGAAGATTTGATTGAGTATTACTACAAAGAACTAAAAAGTAATA